CTTCATAGCAATCTGAACTCTACCACCCTTAATTTCACCCATATTAGCAATTAAGTCAGCAGTTTCTTCATCATAACCCATACCACCAATCATATCTAACTTCTTGGTTCTCTCAGCAGATTTAATAGCGGTTTCAGCTAACGTCTGATAGTCCATACCTGTTAACTTAGCAGCTTCTCTTAACCTATACATTTCAGTAACAGGTATATCAAATTCACCCGTTTTTTCGTTAAATACTGCAGCACCTTCAGCCATACCAACAATAGAATCTTGTAGACCTTCCATATCAGTTTGAGCCATATGTAACAACTTAAATGGGTCACCTAAGTCTCCAACAGCCCCTCCTAACATCTGAAATCCTGCGGCCGTTTCTATCGCCTTTTCAGGTTCTAGTAATCCTTCAGCCATACTAAAGGTTTTACCAACATCAATCCTCAACGCCTGTGCCTTTGCAACCATTCTAGAAAAACCTTCAACACCATCCTTAAAGTTGTATGAAGATAACATTTTAATATTTTGACCAATACCTTTCATGAACTGACTGACATTAATACCATATGACCTAGCCATATCTTGCATTTCACCAATCTTTTCAATGGCGTAATCAGTTCCTTGTCCCATAGTTGCAAACCCTTCAGTAATTGTAGCTATCTCAGCGGAGGTAACACCGGCGTTTTTAGCTAATACCTGCATACCTGTTATTTGTTCTGAAGTCAGTAAAGTATTTACTTGCATCACTTCATTAATTTGTTTCATTAGATTTAAATTATCATCTAATGAAATACCAAATTCAGCGGTCATATAAGTGGCTTCAGCCATAGTAGCGTTTAACGCATCTCCAACGGCGTGGGCATTACCCATACTTTCTCTTGCTAACTTATAACTTAAATCTTGTAGTTTTGCGGTTTCTTGTAAAACAGTACCAGGACTCGCTAACGCCTTACCAAGGTTAACTAATATTTTACCTACGTTAGCATCCGCTAAACTAACCGCCCTATTTAAACCTTCTACCGCGTCTGTTGCTTTTTCAGTACCGGCAATGAAACCCGCTAAATTTTTACCTGCGTCCGCAGCTGCACTTCCTGGTGTTGTTTGAAACATTTAATAAACTTTTTATATAAATAGTTTATCTTTTAGATTTCATCTTATCTATCTGTTCAGCCCTTTTTTCAAACTCCTCAACTAACTTATTAACAAAAAACCTCCTTTCATATGTCGGCATAACCATTATATCTCTATAAGAGAAGTTTGCGTGTTTTACTAAATAGTAGATTTCATCGAGCAGACCTACCCTATATTCAGAAGAAAGGCCGAAAAAACTCCACCCCAAATGTGACTCTTATTGTCACTTGTTCTCCTGACGGGGCGGTTACTGTTCTGTTAAGATTTAATCTTGGCTCGGATTCGTTTAAGTATTTTCTAATAAACTTAGAATCCATTATGGGCATGTTTAATACATATTTCGCAATATGTTCTCTATCTTGATTTCCATCAATACTAACAATTTGTCTTTCAAGTTTAGTAGTAATTGTTGGAGGTACAACACCTGGAGGGTATTTAGACATTAACTTATTAATCTCTTCGTTTTCACCCATAGTAAGTAATCTACAAAGTACCGAATTACCACTTTTTGGTAATTTAATCTCAAACAATCCTTCACTATTTGGTTCGTTTTCTACTTCGTTAAAATCTAACTCATCTAATCTAACGGTATGGTTAAACTCGTTGTTTGTACCGGGGTCTCTTAAAACAAAATTATAGTCAGGACCGAAAGAAGTGTTTCTTAAGAAGATTAGAATTGCCTCCAAATCACCCTCCAACAAATCTTCAACTCTTAAATCCGGTTCATAAATTTTGTTCTTAACTAATTTATTAACCACATTGTCAGTTCTACTTGCGGAAATCAAAATGTTTTCATCTTGTGCGGTTAAATAACCGACTTTAACACTTTTTTTCTTGTTTTTATAGAATTTACCTTGCGAAGGAAGAGTTACCACATCATGTGGTAAATTAAATTCTTGTTGTCCGTATTGTTTTGAATCTTCCATAATTTTACATAAAAAAAAACCATAGGGAATAAACCCTATGGTTAAATATATAACTTAATGATTTTTTATCAATAGTATTAGTAAACCAAAATACATCTATCAGGACGTAATGTTGCTGTAATTGTTGCCAACGCATCATCACTATATCCTAAACTATCAAAGTTAACATCAGTTAAGAAAGTACCCTGTAAAATCCACTTTTCAACCGCAACTCCTGTTGGGTCTAACATTTCAAGGTCAAGGTCTTTTTTATATCCTGCCGCGTAACCCATACGACCTGTTACTGATTCTGCAGTTAATCTAACCCACTCCATAAGTGCTTGTGAAGCTGAAGGTCCGATTGGGTCTCTAAACGTTACGTTAATCGTATTCCACGTAAATCTACCTGCAACATATGTTGAGGTGTTTAAGAACGGAATCTCTGTTGCGTTTATCTGTACGTTTGGTCTTGAAGTAGACTCAACGTACCACGAATTTATACCTAATGAAGAAGGAAAACTAAGGATAAATCTATTTTTCCTTTTTGGTTCATACGGTACGGGCATTTTCATTAATAAATCAGCCATAGTATTTTGGTTTTAAATTTCTTGTTTATTTAATTATAAATATCAGCTAAAAACTTTTTTCTCTTTACTTTTACTTTTTTCGTAGTAAAATCTCTAACTAGAAGTTAAAAATTAAAGAATATTATACTTCTTTCTTTTCTCCTCCTTTTGTTAAATAAGTTTTAACTGGACTTTCATCTTCATATTCTTTATCTAAAAATGATTTTATTGATTCAATATTACCTGGGTCGTCATCAGAAAAACCAATCTGAGGTACAAAATTGTTAGTTACATCATTAGTAAATGATACTTTTTTACCTAGTTTTTGACTTTGATACTTAACATAGTTAATAAATTCTCTTAATGCTTTTATTTTACCTTCTTCAGGGTTAGAAGCGGACCCCTCACCGTAAGTTACAGGATGGTATTTACACATGTCCAAATACTCTTTAATTAATAATTGGTCATCTTTCATAACCTCTCCCGATAAATCACGATACTCTTTTAGATTATTTATTAGAGTCTGAGCGTTAATACCATTATGGTTAGTCACAATCATATTGTATATTGACTCTCTTAAAACTGACGGTGTATGACCCCTTGCTGTGATGATGGCAAAAATAGAACCACCGTTAATACATTCCACAAAATCACTCCATGAAGGACCAGGTTCTGCTAAAAGTGAATCAACAATGAACTTTTTATCACCACTAACACCAAAATTTCTATAAGGGTCTTCGGCATAACCAACAATAATTTCACCTTTATAATCAAAAGGTTCCTGTCCTATTCTTTGTCGGTATTCGGCAAAGTCCTCGGTAGACATACCTACCTCGTAACCTTCTTCAGTACTTAACATTATTTGAGTTGGCATAATAACAATGTTGTCATCCCAGTCAAAAGCATAATACTTTAAATCAGGTTGACCTTCCTCAATACCCTCCTTAATAAAGAATAAATCGTTTAGATTTTTTTTTATTATTGTTTTTAGACTCATAAAAATTACTTATTTAACTTCTCTATTAATCTTTCTAATTGAGACTCAGTCATAATTATATTCTGTGGTTTTTCAGAATAAGTCTTAACACCGTTACTCTTCATTTCTAAAGACTCTCTTAGGTTTTTCTTTTTGAATTCCATATTATTATTTTTTTTTAAACGTTTAAATATAAATTGATAAATGGGGGACACCGAAGTATCCCCCATTATATAATTATCAGATATCCTCAAAAGATGCTCCTGTTGGAGTAATCAAGAATTCAATATCAATAAATTCAAGTGCTCTTGTTGGTTTTAGATATATCTTACCTACTAATTGGTTAGCGTCTAAATCCTCAGGAGTGTTTTGAACAACAACTCTAAAGTCAATTAAACCTCTATCTCTTCTGATACCATCTAAGATTGGGTTTACTGAATCCAAGAACTCTTGTCTTACTTGGTCATCATTTTGTTCAAACAACAACCTAACCGCAACTGCCGAAATTAACTTACGAGCTTGTAATAACAATCTTCTAACATTAATTCTGTCAAGTGCAGATTCCTTAATTTGTGTGGTTTTGTTACCCCAAATTACGGTACCGACATCTGAGAAGGTCGCGATTGGGTTAATTCTACCTTTATAAAGAATGTCTCTATCGTCTTGAGTTAACTTCTTACGTGCCTTAATACCGTTAACAAGACCTCTCGTGTAACCCGCCGATGCGAACCATGGGAAAGCGATATTATCAGTTAACGCTAAGTTTCTTGTAACCTCCGCAGTTGGTGGTAAGTAAACTTGTGTGTTATTAACAGTATCTCTTGTTAAAATCCATGGGTAGTAAGTTGCGGTGTAGTTTGAATCTATACCTGTATCTTCTAAGTTTTCAGTTGCCTCTTGTGGGTAAATGAAATCTGTTGTGAAGTCAGATGTTGTGTTGGTAAACATCTGATAATCAGGTGTAGTACAAATGTAAATAGAGTCCGCTCTATCTGTCTCAATCATTTCAATCGCATTTTCAACAAGATTAGAGTTATTAACATAGTCAATACCAGGTGTAGTAAACACGTTGATGTTTACCGCCTCAGGGTTTACAAATGTCCACTGTCCCCATAGGTATGCGTAATAGTCACTATTACCCCAGTCTTGTTTGTCTGGACCTGAGATAGTTCTGAACGCACCCCAACCCGTACCGTTAGGGAATCGTATAGAAGGCGCCGCTCCTTTTAAGTAACCACTATTACCTAAAATAAATCTATCACCATTTGTTCTGTATTCTCTGTAAATATCCCATCCGTCAAAACCACCAGTTGGAATTAATGTAAACTTACGTGAGTTTAATCTGTAGTATGGACTTGTAGAACCTGGCTCACTTCTAAATTCTGCCGAACCGACCTCAAACGCTGAAGTACCTGATGTAGTGTAAGCCGCTGGAATTGTAACAACAGTAGCCCCTGAATCCATGTGGAAACCTTTCGTTAGTACCGCCCATGGTGAAGACTCAGTAGCGTTCTCTAAATCGGTTGGGTTTTGTTTACCTTTATATGATGCGAAGTCAGAATCAATACCGACCGTATTTGAGACACCTAAGTAGACTTTTCTTGGGTTATCTCCCGAACTTCTTGTTAAGTTATCTCCGTTAGCCGTACCAAATGGGGGGTTATATAGAACTTCACCCGCCTCATCATACTTTGTTTTATAAATTAAATGAGGTGATTTATATGTTGTATATTGTCTCGTTTGGTATCCTCTAAATCCACAAGGTAATGCATCTATTGGTGCTTCCTCGTTTAATTCTAACATAATGTATCTTGACTTAAGTTCAAAATCACCGTTAGCTGTACCAACCTTCTTACCAACATAACTGTTTAAGTTAGGGTCCATAGTACAATTTGTAAACTTCTCAAGTACTACAGGTGCTGAGTCAGTATCATAAAAATCTCTAACAATAATATCAAAAGTTAAATTGTTAAATGAAATATTAGCTAAAGATATTTTAATTTCTCTGTTTGCATTATTACCATCAGAAATTGTGATAAACTTAAATAGGTTAAACACTTCATTACCACGTAGTTCTGAAACTACGAAAGGAGTAGATGGGGTTTGATATCTATCTAAGTACCAACCGATACCTGTATTATCATCATCTGTTGCTGCCCCCTCTAAACTAAGTAGTTCAGTATTTAAACCCCTAATTTTACCTTCTCGATATCCTGTATTTAATAAGTTATAGTAAAGCTCTTCAATAAACAAAGGAACCTCTTCTCTATTCTTACCAAAGTTAGACATACCTAATACTTTAGAAATAAAGTTTGCGTCTGATAAATCTAATGATGTTGTAAATGTGAATGTTTCAGCCTCTTTAGTAACACCTGAAATTTGGAACTTACTAAATGGGTCTTTAGTTACACCTGAATAAGTACCTGAGGTATTTAATACAACATCTGTTAAACCTGTCACTTGGTAATCAGGTCCGTCATCAGTACTGTAAGTCGCTATACCTCTTGAACGTAATGTAGAAATTACCATCTCATGGTAGTCCGTTATTGGTGTACCAGAAAAGTTAGTTACATAAACAACACCTTCACCTGTATAATCGTTACCTGAAGTATTTGTTAGACCAGTAATTGCTAAACCAAAACTAGTACCGTTATAAACGTCACTACCTACATATGGGAACATAGCGTAATACCAAGAATCATTTTCAGACGCAGTTAAATCAGCAACATCTGTAGTGATACCATCAACACCAAATACGTTAGTGGTACCAGTCCAAGTACCCGAAGCACCTGTAATACTATCATATGTACTTCCACTAACTGTACCGAACACATATGCGGTCTTACCTGAATTAGATGGTTGTGCAATATTACTGTAAGCTAAAGACTTAAAGTTATCTTCTAACGTAGATACTCCACCCGCAAAAGTTGTGTATGGGTGAGTAAATACGTCTTTAATTGATGATGGTAAATTTGTATAATCGGTAATCTCAGTATTAGTACTTGTCCCTGAAGTACCTGAGAATGAAATTGAGTACGCGGTTGCAGGTGCAGTTGTAACCCCTACAGTTGTTTTATCAACATTACCAATTGCCGATATTGACCATGATGGACCCGCATCATATCCTGATAAACCAAGGACCCTTGTTACAAATAATTGATTTGATTGTTGTAAGTATGCCTTTGCTATATAAGCCGCTTCATACTTAGGTATTTGAGTGTTTAAAAATCTCGTTGGACTTGTACCACCAAAATACGAAGTAAACTCATCAAAATTACTGATGAAAATAGGTTCAAATGCTGGACCCGATAAGGTTTCACCAACAATACCCAGTGTTGTTACACCGACACTTTGTGCTACAAAACTTAAATCTCTTTCTGATGTATATACACCGGGAGATACGAATACTTTGTCTGCCATGTTAAAATAGTTTTCTTTTTTTAATTTATTTTATCATAAATATTAGAAAAAAACCGAAAGTACAATTATAATGGCACTATATTTATTTGTAAGGCGCTATTTTTTCTACCTTTTTTCTGCCTTTTAAAAAAGTACTGTAACAACATGAAAATAAAGAATTTAAAGATATCTGAATACCACCACAACTTATTAAAGTCGCACTGCCAAAAGAAGGGACTTAAAATCTATAAATTTGTGGAAAAATTAATTGAAGAAAATTGTAAAGAAGAAACTGACTTATATGGGGAATAATTAATCGTTAAAATTAATTCTATTTTTCGTTTTAATAATAGACTCTTTTGTGTCGTCAGCTTTAATTACCTCAAACCTAACTTTATCGTTTGAGTTAATTTGTATTAAAGATAAATCATCACCCAAATAGTCATCATTAACATACACAGAATATGAATTAATATTTTCGGTATTAAGTACACTTATATCAAAAGTGTATCTATACGTTTCACTTAATCCCGTTATACCTTCTCTAAATAAGATATCAAAGTCATAATTCTGAGGGTTAGGATGTCTACTAGCCACTTTTCTTTTTCTATCGGTGGAACCTGTTTCAAAAAGACTTATTTCTCTTGAAATTGCGGGAAACACCTCAAACTCCTCTTCGTCTATTAAAAATCCCATCATAAGGAATTCATAATTTTGAATATAGTATTTTCTTTTCTCAATATCTAATACTGACTCATCAGAAACATTGTTTAAAATAATCGGGATATAATGTCCCTTTACAAAAGTATATGCTTGTCTTGATGAAAATTTTTGTAAAACAATTTTATTAAATTCGTTTAGATGACGCATCTTTGTACAAAACAATTTTACGTTATATGTAATATCCACGGGTACAGGTTGAGGAATTTTATATATATCCATTCCCTTATTATTACCGTCCCACGTTGGAACCTTAGCATAATAAAATTGTTTTCTGTTAGGTATCGTATATTGTAATGATGGATTAGTTCCATATTTTACATCGGGTTGTCTTACTGTGGCAACAAAAGGAGGTTTTATATTCTTATCCAAATCTTGGAATCTCCATGTTTCAGTGAACTGCGACCAGTTTTGGGTTGTGGTGATAATATCTATAGGGTTAACTTTTTTACCATCAGCAACCATCTCCAAATCGTCACGAACAAAATCTAACATACCCCTATCCAAATCGGCGTGTAAAACACTTTTAGGTAAATAGGTTCCATCCTCCTGAATAAACTCAAGAAGTTCTTTCCTTCTATCCATCAAAGTTTTTGAAGGTATAATTTTTAAATCGTTTTTTATTTTTTTAGGAAATGCCATTACCCTACAATTTCATTAATATGGAAAATTTTATTTTTTGTGTTAATCATATCAATCTCATTTGCCTTATACACAGGTTCTTCTGTTTCTTTATTTACAAATGAATCATACTTGTATGGGTTATATGTAATAACTTTGTCGTTAGTTTCGGGAGGCATATCACCACAAGGATATTCACAATAATCAATCAAATCACCTATTACAAACGCATGAACATTTTTTCGCATTTCCTGTCTTACTTTTTCTTTACCACCCTCCCTCACTCTAAACTCAACATTTCTAAGCTTTACATAATCGGCATACAATATAACACGACCATTATATGTTACAGAAAAAGTTTTTTTATGTAAATTATAGTATACCATAACACGAAGACCCAAAAATTCTTCGTTAACCTCTTCTTTGATTAGACCCATTTTGGATTTCATCTTACTAATTTCCTTTATAAGTTTTCTATTCATAATCCTCTAAATTCATTATCGTTTACAGGTGACGCAGTAATACTTCTGTAAAATGGTTTGTACCCACCATAAGTATGTCTATTATCACTAACAACACGTCCATCGTTAACAACGGTGTAGTACCTAACACGAGACTCAGTTTCGTAATAACCTATATAATCACCGTAGTCAACGTCAATACCAAGTTCGTCTAAGGAGTCTTGATAAACACCAACCTTTAAATTACCAGGTTCCATTTGTGTCATGCGACTCTGACCATAGTCTTGATTTTCGGGTTGTTCTATCTGAACATATCCACGGAACTCCACAGGAGGATGAAATTTTATTCCGTCCTCGACGGTTTCACCATATACATCATCGGTTTTTGTCTTCTGTCTATCGACCTTATATAAAACCAAAGTAAAATTCATATCACCTTCAAGCCATTCACGACCCATAGCAATATCCAAATTAAAATCCTCACCTCCGAAGAATTTATTTAGTCTCGTAATCGGTACTTTTCTTTGTGTCATTATTGATAAATATTCAGAAATATATTATATTTAGTAGTATTTAAGTACCAATTGGAAAATAAAAGTGTAAATAACTTGCCCGAAGTGAGGGCTCTTCGTATTCTCGAAGAATATGAGGGGTATAATAATTACATCCTTAGACTTCAGGGTAAAATGAAAAAGTTTAATCATTTTAAACTTACTCGGGCACAAGCCGATTATATCATAAAGTTTAAAGATACCTTACCTAAGGTTGCAAGACGATGGGTAGAACTTGATAGTTATTTTGGTCAAAAACTAATGGATGATAAACTTTTGACAAAAAAACCTGAAAAGATTTATATTGAAAAACTTCTGGTTGAAAAAGAAAAGTCGTACCATGTATGGGGTAAACTATTTGAATCTCAAGAATTAAATGATATATGGTTACCTAAAGTTGCCCTTCAAAAAAATAGACAAAGAGAAGTAAGTATAGACTATGAAAAGTATTCTCACCGACCACCTTTGTCACATCAGAAAGAGGCTATAGAAAAACTTGTTGGTAATGACAAATATATTCTTGCCGATGATATGGGTTTGGGTAAAACTACATCTACAGTTATTGCATCATTAGAAAGCGGGGCGGAAAAAACATTAATTATCTGTCCGGCATCTTTAAAGATAAATTGGCAAAGAGAAATAGAAAATTATACGGATAAAAATATTTCTATTATTGAAGGTAAAAAGTGGGAACCCGCAGAATATACGATTATCAACTACGATATTTTAAAAAACTTCCACGACCCAAAACACCCCGATAAATCAGATATATTAAATTATGGATTTGATTTAGTGGTTATGGACGAAGCACACTACATACAAAACGTAAAAGCTAATAGAACAAAAATTGCAAATAGCATTGCGAAAAAAGTGGGGAATGTATGGTTGTTAACAGGAACACCAATGACCTCAAGACCCATGAACTATTACAATCTTTTAGATTTAGTAGATTCACCCGTCGCAGAGAATTGGATGGCATATGCTATTAGATACTGTGCAGGTTATCAGTTTAGTGTTGGACCTAAGAAAGTATGGAATGTCACAGGTGCGTCAAACCTTGAAGAACTTCGTGACCGAACAAAACCTCAGGTTTTGAGGAGGTTGAAGGAGGATATTTTAGATTTGCCTGAAAAAATTATAACCCCCGTTTATCTAAAATTAAAGTCACGAGATTATGAAAAACTTATGGGTGAGTACTATGATTGGTATAATTCATCTGAAGAGTCTACATCACTAACAATACAGTTTTCGAAACTTATGAAAGTTCGTCAAGTTATCGCTGAAGGAAAAATTAAAGATACGATAGAACTAGCACAGAACATCGTAGACCAGGGTAAAAAAGTTATTATCTTCACAAACTTTACCGACACTCTTAATAAGTTAACCGACGCTTTCCCGAAGGTGTCGGTAAAGCTTGACGGTAAAATGTCAAAACCTCAAAGACAACATTCTGTCGACGAATTTCAAAATAATGATAAAATTAAAGTTTTTGTCGGAAACCTTAAGGCGGCAGGTGTCGGTATAACATTAACTGAGGCTGAAGCGGTTATAATGAATGACCTATCTTTTGTCCCATCTGACCACTCACAAGCAGAAGACAGGGCTTACCGATACGGTCAAAAATTTTCAGTGTCAGTATATTACCCAATTTTTGAGAATACGATTGAGGGTGTTATTTATGACATTCTTTCTAAAAAGAAAAATATTTTTGAGACCGTTATGGGAGATAACGAAGGAAAGGGTGACGTTATGGAAGAAATACTTAACCTAATTAGTAATAGTAAATAATTATTGTTTTATTGATATTTATTAATAAAACATCGTATGTCAGTTATTAACGAACCACAAAGAAGTAAACTTTTTACTCGTATTAAACACCTATTAGGTGCTCCAATAAGAAGTGTTGAGGTTACAGATGAAATGATGGACTCGTTTTTAGAGTTATCTATACAGGACTACGCTCAATACGTAAACGATTGGCTTATAGAGTCTCAGTGGACTTCATTGTACGGTTTAAACTTAGACGAACAATCATTAACGAGGGCGTTCGTTACGAGAAGTTTAGATTGGGAAACTCAATATACCTATGCGTATTCTAAGATAGTTGGACTACAAGCAGGGGGTGACTCTGTTTTGAAAAAAGATTATATAGACTTAAAACCAAATCAACAAATTTATGAAATACCTAAGGGTAGAGAATTAAACGAACTCTTATGGTTTACTCGTGCAGAATTGGATGCAGCCTTCTTTGACCCATTTATGGGTGGTTTTGGAGGATTTGGTGGCGTAGGATTAGGGGGAGGTGCAGGATTCTCACAAATGGGTACTATGGGTAATTATTTTATTACACCCGCATTTGATATTTTATTGAGGATGCAGGATATTAATATTAAAAGAAGGATTATTTCGGGTGAATTGACTTATAGAGTGACCGCACTACCCGATGGTAAAAAGGCAGTTCATTTAATGAACGTACCTGGAGGTAAATTTGATTTTGGTAACATGCAACACAACCAATACAGAGTTTGGTACTGGTATTATGAGACCGATGATAGGGAGTCTTGTTTAGCTGAAAATCCTGACATAGTTAAATTACCGTCAGACATACCAATAGACGAAATGTTATGGGATGAATTAAATAGTCCCGCACAAACATGGGTAAGAAGGTGGTTTACTGCATATGTTAAAGAATCATTAGGTAGAGTAAGAGGAAAATATCAAGGAAATTTAAAAACACCTGACTCTGAAATACAGTTAGAATATGACTCATTACTTACAGAAGCTAAAGATGAAAAGTCAAAACTAACGGAAGAGTTAACACAAAGACTAGAAAGACTCAGACCTGAAAAGATGATGGAAAGGCAAGCAACTGAGGCTGAAAACCTTAATAAATCATTACAATACAGAGCATTCCCAAGACAATTCTACACTATTTAATATGGCAATTTTTAAATCAACACCGGTTACGAAAATCATCAACGGTATTACAATCAAAACTTCAGAGTCTACCTTATTAAGTAATACCTCTTACACCACTAAAGGTGAAGCGGCTATTATTGTAAAAGAGGTAAATAATTGCACAATAACGTTAGATTCAGAAACAACCGAACACATCACGATTAAAGCATTAACGGATGTTTTAGTTGTTGGAGATTATCCAATTGACGAGGAGTTTGAAGAAATAGAACTTCAGAGAGGAGCGTCAGCAGAGTTAAGATTTTTAAAAAACGGGTGGTATATTATGTCGTCTGATGGACTAAAGAATTCATAATAGTCTGATTCTTTTTTACGTAATCTTCATCAACTAATTCCATAGTATCATCCACATACATATAGTATGGGTCAATACCAACTGAGTTCCAAAATACTTGTTCAGTATCAGACAAGGTTAATACCTCATCTAAAGTATCTTGGTCACCGTCCTTTCTTGGATAACCCCTAACCAAATTAGTTTGTGTCTTAGTAAAGAAAGGTCTATCCGCAGGGTCCTCAATCAAAATTTCCTCACGTATTTCAGGAGAGAAAACAACCAACAACGGTTCTATACGTTTGTTAAAAGCGGTGATATAGCGGGGTACATTGTACTCACCCAAACCGTCAGGGTTATTTTCAATTTGTTTTTCGTCTACGTGATAACAGTTAATAACAACTTCATCTTTTTTCTTTTGTACGTCACCGTGCGATTTACGAGTACCGTTATTAACGTAGTAGATAGTGTCCCCCAAACCAACATTTAAATTATTTGCCAAGGCTAATTCCATATGTGCTTGACGGGACATGAATGAACCCGACTTTGTTCTCTTTGTTATGTGAACCTTATATTCTTCTAACGATTGTTTTACACGAGCCTTATTGGCGATTTTTGCGATAGGTATTTCTTTATTATACAATTTACCCACATATTCGTAGTAAGAGTCCAAAAACTCCTGACCCTTACCATCCAACAACATACGTAGACCTGAGTCCAAAAACTCCGCAACATATGTCTGAAGTTTTTTAGACTTAATGGTGTTACCTGTAAGTTTAACTTTCCCCTTATCTGTAAGTAGCGCGTAGTTTTTACGAGCCACATTAATAGTTGCTGGCCACTGACCGTCAGTATCCAACCCCATTTCATCCCTCATAAAGAGGTCATTATATTCCGCAACATCTGCTTCCGAACCACGATATTCCTTACCTTCTTCTACGAGACCGTTAAGACCCTTACCGATATATGTATGTTCATCACGACCTTCAGGAACCGAGAAGTTAACACCATCGGTATCCATAACGAGGGGCTCATAACCACGTTTCATAAACCACATAATCATCTGTCTAAGGTATTGTCTACCTGTACACGTAATCTGTTCACCCATATCCATATCACCCCACGGAAATACCTGTGGTGCAGACAACGAACCGAAGAATGCATTAATAAAGATTTTAATAGGAAGTTGTTTACGGTTGTATTGTGAAGACAACTTAGGGTCTGTCGCATAATAATCCGCAGCTAACTTCTTGTATTTAATACGAGTATCACGGAAATACTTAAGCATACTCTTCATCGCACCTGTCACGTCACACTTCGGGAAGACATCGTGTACGAGTTGAATAGAGGGGTATAGAGACGAGTAGTCAAGCTTCAATACATCCGTGGAGTACCCGACCTGTAAAAGTCGTGAGAGACCCCCTGTAAATGAGCGTTTCTCACCTTTCTTAGGTATTGCGAGCCCGTGTTTATAAGACCATGACATCATAATCATCTTCCACAAAGTGGCGGTACCCATAGTAGAAAGTCTTTCATATGTAGTTGGTACAAGTTTTGCGAGAAGAAAGTTCGCTTGGTTGAACTCCTCGTCTACTACCATAGTCTCCCAAATATCATCATATAGGTATCGTTCAATAAGGTATTTACCATTAACTTCTTCGTAGTGACCGGGGAACCTTTCCATAAGGTTTTCTGTACCAGGTGAACCCACCTCTTTGTAACCACCTGTTTTAGGGTTAAAGTAGTAATCCTTATTATCAAAATAGATTTTACCAATCTTATCACCCTTTACGTAAACACGATTTTCTTTTTCTGCCCCAATAAATTGAGTGATATACTTAAGACCCCAACTCTTAATGTCGGAGTTAATCGCTTGTGCTCTACGAACTGCGTGTGCGATATCCACGATATTATAACCCCACATCATTGTTTGGGTATAATCCTCCATCTCGTTGGCGAGTTTGAGCATACCTTTCTTTTGTCGTAAGGTTTTCTCAGGGTTTAACGTTTTTGCAATCTTATCTATATCCAAACCCAAAATGGTCGCTCGTGTAAGGATAAACGGAAAATCAAAGAAAGCTGAGTTATAACCACCGACAAGAGTCGGTTTTAAGTAGTTGATAGCATTAAAGAATTCTTTAATCATCTCTTTTTCCTCTTCTTCGTTCTGAGCAGCAATAACCTTTTCATAACCACGGTTGTCTTTCATACCGATAAGGAAAATCTTATCTTTGGTGGCGTCAAGACCTGTGGTCTCGATGTCAAATACAAATCGGTGAACTTCATCGTATTCTTCAAAACCCTTAAATAGTCGTTTTTGTTTCTGACACAGGTATTGTTCTACAGGTGATAGAATTGCAATACTATCTGAGTTATCTCTACTCCACGGGTCTAAACCTCCACCTTTAAAGAAGTTAACTAGATTGGAATATGTCTTGGTCGTCTTAACCAAATATTTAAGACCTTGTTCCATACGCTCGTCACCACGAGTATCCAACTTTTCAATAATAATGCCGTGAGTAGACATCGCCTCTTTTTGTGCGTGTTTAGAACCGTTATAGAACTTTTTACCCTTTAGGTCACCTACCCAAGCGAATGGAATAAAGTTTTCAGATTTAATCTGCTTTCCATTTGTTGGGTGTTGAATAACCTTATAAATTTTGTTGGAACGGTAATCGTATTCTAAGGCTACGATATATTTTTCTTCGTCCTCCCCTAAGAGGAACTTTTCAATTTCTTCTTGTGATACCATAATATTTTAACTTTTCGTCTGAGATATTATCCTCACATCGTTATGATGTGATTACTCTTGACATTGGTTAAAATATATGAGGTAAAGTTTGATATGTCAAACTATATTGATGTATAAAGTTTCTGCTATCGGAGTGATTAATTCACCTTCTTCTGTAGTAATTGAAAATTCACCTATGAACCTACCTTCTTGATTGGTATCTCTTGGTGACCATTTATAATAAATGTAATACTCGTTTGGTGAGTCAGGATTATTTAATAGTTTTTCAGTTATATATGCATTATTCATGAAAATCTTTTGGATTCCATCAGATTCTCTTTTCATAGAAAATCTTATCGTCGCGTTTACTAAATCTTCTTGAAAATTTTTATAATTGCGCGTTCTCCCATCCTGAACTATTTCCATAATCAGGATGGGAGACTCACTATTTTTTTTTATAAAAAACTCCATTTTTATTCACAATCTATACAACATACCGCGTATCCCCCCCTATTTGGTAAATCACTCCATGGTTGTCTATAAGAAATTAGTTTATATTGTGTTTGACCCTCTTCACTATAAAAACTTAACTTTCTTAAACGACTAGGAATAAAACTGGTGGGACTTCCACAATGGGCAAAAGTACCTGTATTTCCATTTGAGTCACTACACGGAACAAATGATGGGGTAGCACATGTTCCCGCGGATACTATATTTGGGCTTAAGTTAAATTGTAAAGGGGAAGTGTATTGATATGTTGTTATATTACCATTTTCATCATAATAATATGGGAAGGAGTCTTCCGAAACGGAAACAACTTGTGAATAATTAGAATCCGGTTCAGTTGACTTATCTATTACATTGACAGTATAATAATTATTTATTGTATTTAACCACTCAGTATAGGTTAGAGGTTCCCCTAAGTATAAACTATCCGCTAAAACATTACCATCATAATCTTCAATAACATATCTAACGGTAGTTTCATAAGGGTCCCAAGGACTATTATCCCCGTTGGGATGTCTAGTACTTACACCTACGTTTACTGTACCTGCGCATGAGTCGACCACAAATGGACGAACCTCTACGTTACGATTATTAAGAAGTACCGAAGACCAATCATTATCACATTGTATAATATCCGGGTCTGGGTCCACATTCGGTTCAAATGTGCCTGTCGCACATTCGAATAGTTGTGACGCACCTTCAAAATACATACCTGAGTACGTTGATGCACTGGTAACTGTATAAGGAGATTCGGTATCCATCTCAAACAACTCACCACTATAAGTTAATAAGAACACACCACCATTATATGAATATAACCCATAAACATCAGACGCATCTGTACCATCTAATGATTTTTCAAAAATTAAATCACCATATATATTATATTGTAAAATATATTGACCTGACGAACCTCCGGTACTTAAGATATAACCACCATTATCCGACAATTTAATTATATCACCAGCTACCCCATGACCCGAAACCAAACTAAATAAATCGGTATATGTTACTGATTGGTTTGGCGTTATATCTAAACTAACAACTTTTGTTTGTGTTGAGCTAATATATCTAGTACCATAAAGTAAATTATTGTTGTCACCGACAGCCAATCCACTACCAATAAAGAAAGGTGTGGTTATTTCTCTATTGAACGTGGCACTAAATGGTGATAACGTTATATCATATTCTGTTATTTTATTACTACCCCATGAAACCCACATCTTATTATCTGTGTGTGCCACATCCAATGCATATGACAATTCAGTGTCAAACACCAAAGTAGGTGTTGACTGCGTTTGCGGGTTAAAGGTATATATTTCACTCCCTTGTTGTATAAGAACCAAACAGTTAAATGGTGTTGTTGACGGTGTTGGTGTTGGTGTCTGAGTTTGAGACGGTGTTGGTGTTGGTGTAGTTGATGGTACATCACAACATGAGGATACCGTTGATAATGTATCATTAATATAAACCGTTTGATAATTAGTGTAAGTTTCTGAATTATCAATTACCGTTACACAGTAATCTCCATAATGTGAAAATACACTTGGACCATATAAAACATCTCCAACTGTGTAATATATGTCACTATTATTACCTAATCCCAAGTATATGTTTCCAGTACTACATCCACTATAGAAAATATTTAAACAAGGCTCTGTTGAATTTAAAATAGCCTCTGTACAGTTGTTTGTTTCTCCTGTAAATATTTGACTATCATTCAAATAGATATTGACTGTTGTTGAACCGGTAGGAGAGTCGTCAACAACACTAAGTGCAATACCTTGGTATATAAATGCGTCTCCTTCAGATAATGAAGTAATGCTACCGGTGAAATAAACATTTGCGACAGTTTCATAAACAACATTATCACAGCAACTTTGATATGTAACTGATTGACTTTGATATGAAGTTGTTGATGGTGTAGGTGTCATCGTATTTGATGGTGTTGTTGTTGGTGTTACCGTATTGGTTGCCGAAGGTGTTAATGTGGGAGTAACTGTAGGTGTTGTAGTGTTTGAAGGTGTTTGTGAAGGTGTTGCGGAGGCACAAGACCCACAATATTGATTAAATAATTGTAAATCATTACATAGATAAGGTAAATAATCATCTGATGTAACGGTTATAACTCCAGTTCCTGTCCCTTGTCCTTCTACAAAAACATAACAATTATGGTCATACACAATTCCATGTAAACCTAGTACAGGTAAATTACTATCATTAACTGTAACAAAGATTGGGTCAAGGCCAACACTACAACATGGTACCGCTTTGTATAGGAAATTACATGGGTTACTTGTCACACATTCAGTACAAGATGAGTACGGTGTGTCATTATTTATCGTAAATGAAGGTGTGTTTGTTGATGATACAAAATTTGTTATACTATAACACTGAGGTATTAAATTCTGAGTAGTATTTCCTGACCAAAAGAACGTATCAGTTAATTGTGATATTTGAGAAGTAAACTGAATTGTATCCAAATATGTACTGTTACTACAACATCCACTTAATAAAACTTTATAAATAAATTCTGTTGGTGAGGTCGAAGGTGTGGGTGTGGGTGTTAATGTTATTGAAGGAGTTATACTTGGTGTTACTGTGGGTGTTAACGAAGGTGTGGTAGTAGGTGTGGTAGTAGAAGATGGTGAGGGTAACATAACCTCAATACACTCAGTACAAGAAGAGTACGATGTCCCAATACCGAAACTAATTATTTCTTGTCCATTGTTATTTACATTTCCAACATACTCATAACATTTATCTTCCTGAGGAACATAATAAATATCATTTAAAATGGGTGATAGACCTTGAGTGTAGACTGATGGACAGGTAATTGACTCGTTAATTGTACTTTCTAATGAACCATATAAACTAAGTAAAGACAACAAATCGGCTGTGGATAAAAATCCATCAATATCATTCACTTGGTCACATAACCAAGGGACCAAATCACAACTATATTGTTCTCCTATGTACCAAGTCATCGCCACAACCCATGCTTCATTTGTAACTACCCCACTTTCATTTGCCAAGGGAGATAAATGTGAAGGTTCAGTAACAATTGTTGGGATATACCATGTTGACCCACCACCAGGACTATATTCTATAACCTCGTATGGGTACGAGACAACAGAACAATTATCTGAGCAACCTGTATATTGTTGTAGACAGGGATGAGAACTTAAACATGAACTACAACTACTATCACCATAATTCTGAGTTACATAACCATTAGAAATATTACTTTGGTTATTTATTGAAACTACTTTATAACAACCTGAACTTATAGTGGAATCGATACCTACTATATGTACAAAGTCTCCCACATAAGTTGCGATATCTAATGTTATATTGGCATTATATGTCTGATTATCACAACAACCACTTAATTCTAATACTTTGGTGGTTGCGGTCCATGTTGGTGTGTTAGATGAAGGTGTTGGTGACGGTGTCGGTGTTGGTGTTAATGACACACAATTAGGACAAACAGTATTATTACAAATGTCCGAAGCGATAAAATTGTTAATAGTGACTAGTTGTGATGGGCTTAAAATTTGTTGTGAATTAATAAATCTATAACAATTACCGTTATTGGCAATAAAACCAGAATTTTGAGATAAATTAATTAATGAACCTACTTGAGAGTCTACTTGTACATTCAGGTAGTCAGATGGGTTGCAACAGTTAACCGCTCTCCATAAGTACTGTGTTTGTGTACAAGGGTCATCAGGTGCAATATTATAATATGTACACTCGTCACAAGAAGAGTGGTAACTACTAATTTCATGTGTGTTATTAGGTGTCCCATCTACAGTTTGCCAATTTATTAATCTATAACAACCTAATGGTATTTGAGGTTGTCCATTGTACATTTCTCCATTAAAATAACACGATACTTCAGTATTATATGGTGGATATTGGTTCGCAGTCATATTAACAACGTGCGTGTTATATGGTGGACAACACTCTTTTATTACTGCATTAAATATTTTATTATCATCACATAAATCTTGACAAACACTTGATTGACACCCTTGTGCGTCAGGTGCTGTAAAAATTAAAACAGCACTTATGTTCGTAACTGCACCAATACTGTACCAACAAGAACCATTGTAGGACACAACTTCACCATTATATACCCAACCACCGAATTGTGTTTCTTCTAAAGGTACTCTAGCGTAAATAGATTCATTAGAATCACAACAAGAAACCCATCTGTGCGTTATGTATTGAGGACCTTGTGGTCCTCCGTTTGATGGTCCGTATATAAAATTACCGTGAGTATTAATAAAGTCACCCGAACGAGTAGAAGCGGCATTTTCTATTTTAATATAAGATTTGTTTAATTCATCGTAATTTAAAGTATTAAAAGCAATTCTTTGTTTTGTACTTTGTTGTCCTCTTGATATTGTTATTGATGTAGTTGCACTATATTCGGTATCTCCACTATCTTTTAAAATAATATCGAAACTTATGATTGACTCACTAACAGTTGGGTATTTTGCACTTGCAGTAACGTCAAACACAGTTGTGGACCCACTACTAAAAATGTACCCACCTATAGTTATGTAATCAGAACTAGAACCACTTAAAGGAGTTAAAGATGGCGTTGGAGTTGGAGTTAATGATATTGTAGGTGTTGGTGTGAATAAATTTACGTTTCCACTACACGAACAACTAGTGATTTCATCTATTAATTCATAAGTTATACATGTTGCACCTGAAGTACCCGAAAAATCAGTAGTTTCAAGGTAGTAAGGAAAACTATCAGGATTAGTCAAACCTGTTGTAACTAATTGTTGTGTGCTACCACTTTCACATGATTGGATGTATAGTGAATAATTACCCGGTTGCGGGTCTGTCGGTCCTAAGTTTACTGATATATATGCCATCTTTTTTATTTAATAAATATGTTTTATATTTTGATTTTTTTATTGTACATTAACATCACACCCTAAGGGTGTTATTATTGTTTGTGTTGGTGTGACTGACGGATATGGTGTGACATTAATTTCACAATCTAAATTTGTTATTTTTGTTTGTGTTGGTGTAGTAGTTGGTACTGGAGTTACATTCACGTCACACGATAATGGAGATATAGGTGTTTGTGTCGGAGTTATTGACGGTATTGGTGTGACTGCCACCTCACAGTCAATACCATCACATTCAGATGGTGTGGTGGACGGTGTGATAGATGGTGTTGGAGAAGGAACTATAGTTTGTCCACTACAAGATAAATTAGTTAATGACTCGACCACTTTATAGTCATAACAAGACACTACACCAATGACGGATTCTAAATCAACTAAATACGGAAAATTTGAATATGTTAGTCCTGTTTCTACAGTGGTAAAAGTAATGTCACTACAATCTTTAACAAAAACACTAAACTGATTTGTTACACCTGTTAGGTTAGTACTTGATAAATTAATTTCAACGAGTTGTGACATTATTTTCTTTATTTTAATAAATACCCATTTTAAGGTTAACTAACAGTACCTACTTGATAATATTTATCTCCATTTATTGTAACCGCAGACAGTGAGGAGAAACCAACTTCATAATGTACTTTAGGGTTAGTCTTATCACTGTAATTTACTGTTTGACCTGTAAACGCTTCAATATTTAATTCTTCTACAACTTTATCTATTCTACAAGCCCTTGCGATTCTAAAATAATCGTCAACCTCACCTAAATCTGAACCCGCAAAACATAAACCAATTATCTTAACTGTGCCGTTAATATTTGCTAATAGAGCAGAACCTGAGTCACCTGAGTTAATAGGATAATAACATCCATTACCAGGTGTTATGGTAGATGCACTTGCAATATATGAAATACAATCATTATATGTGGTTAATCTATCTACACTATCACTTAATGTATTATAAACATTAACATTGTCATAACTTAAAAATTTAAGCTTTGTAACACCTTCTCCTTTAGCGCCCGTTGTCCTACCAACACTATAAAATTCCCAATCATTATCTATTAACTCATCTATTTCTTGTGTTGTGGCGAAAGGAGGTGGTGATGATAAAGATAATCCGTAATATTTGTAAGACTCAGACAAACTAATTTCTGATTCATCTAATGTAAAAATTGCGCCATCAACATAGTTTGAACCTGATGACGTACCTTTAACGGGGACATATCTTTTAGTTACACCAACTCTTTGGTCGGTACTCGTTGAAGGTTGTCCCATATTATTACCGTAAACATCTGATACTCCTCTACTTGATTCATCAGCCCTAAAAAAGTTTTCAGTCATAACATGAGCGTTTGTTACACCCACTAAAGAATTAGTATCTTTATCAACTGCAACAAAACCCATAGTACCTAAAAACCCTAAAGATTGATTTCTTATTTGTAACCCACCTTTTATTGGTCTAATCTCACCTTGTTGCGGTGGCGTGGTTGCACCTGTCGGATTTAGTGTGGAGTTACTACTCCAAGAATAAAAACTTGAGGGACATGACTCATATGCTACGTATTTGTTGGTTCCCTCTTGTACATCAGTTTTTAGTGTTTCATCTCCGACTTGTATCTCATTAGGAATAATTTCGTCAGGTGATAATTCAGATAATGGTTTCTTTTGTTTAAAAGTAAAAATAATAGATTTTTCTTTTGTTATTTTACCGTCCTTTTCTTTAAATCCATAACCCACCGCAGTACAACTATCAGACATTTGTGAGTTTAAATCTTTTATTTTATCTTTTATTTCTTGTGTATAAGCCATGATTATAAGTTTGGTCTACAACAAAAATCTGAATCTGAAAAAGAATCAATAATGTTGATGGTTATTTCATTTTTTATTGGTAGAATTTCGTCACCTCTATCTCCTGTTATTTTAAATTCACCTATAAAACTTCCTATTTTACTTGTTTGTTTTTTTGTGAATTGTGTTTCTAAATAATAACTTTTTAAAGGACTATCGCCTGTAGATTCTTTTTCTTTTACAATAACAGACTGTCCTATTATTTTATAAATCCCAGTTTCTTCATCTTTCATATTAAAAGTTATAGTAGACGCAGAAAAACTCCTGTAGGTGTCACGAAAAGATGTTTCACTATCTATTGTGACTTCTACTGAAAGTTTTGGTAACGTACTATTTTTTTTAATATAAAAATTCATATTAATAAATCTTCTCTAAAGTTAACATTTCGGTATAGATGTAAGTATCCGTAGATGAATTGTTGAACTGAATAGTCATATCTAAAGTACTTGCCACCGTAGTATCAAAATCAGTAGCATTAGTGCCCTCAAAAAATACTCCATTTGTGGAATTGTCACTGGATTTTATTGTATGAATACTACCTTTTGTATCAATTCTTGCGACACCAGCCTCACCTATGGATTTAATAATAAAAACCACCTCCATTTGAAACAAAACTTCTTCTGACGCCGTATTGTAACCTATCATTCCTGTTTCGGATAACGTAATTGAGTCTTCTTTAATTTTAATATTAAAACTATCATTTCCACTTGATAAGTGACCGTAAACCTTAGCTCGAAAAGTGTCTCCAATTGAAAAACCGTTTGCAGGTATTGATAATGACCCTACTCCGTT